AGTCAGGAAACACTAGAGGTAAGTGCCAAATTACCGAAGGTGGAACAGTTTAGCTTCCCAAGACAAAAGGAGACTTGGTAGCAAACCCATCCTTCCAACCGTGCTAGACTTAGGTGGTAGCAATAAATCTTCATTACGAAGACTACTACATACATCTAAGTTCTTACCAAGAATAGAGCGGGGAAAATTCTGAAAAGAATTTCCGAGATATTTCTTGATTAAGAGACTAGCCCTCTGGTCGAGGGCGATACCATCAAGCCAATATGAGTTTATACTTTCATATTGACTACAGGTAACCAAGCCATAAAGTTTCGAATTAAACAAATTCGAAATAATTATGGTCGAGTAGTCCATCAGTCGGTCCACCGGATGTTTATCATCCCAAATCCATTTGGATGAAAGCCGTTCTTCTAAAGGTAAACCTTTAGGGTTCCAGCCTAATCCACCAAGGAAGTCAGGAACTAATGAGATTTCATTAAGAACTCTCACCTGACGGGGTCTAAACAAACGGATGGATTGATGACCAAGTATTTTCGCAAGATCTATGAAAGAGTCATCAGAAATGTCTCTCCATTTATATTGCGGAATAACAATATTTTTACCAATAAGTTTTCCACCAAACTCAGAGAGTTTAGTAGAAGAAATACACTTATGGTAAGATATTGGGCTTTGGATAAAACTCATAAAAGAGTAATAATCCTCTGCCAACTTGTCATCAAGGATTACAACATCATCACCTAATACAAAGAACTCATTATCATAAGGTTTACCAAGTAAACCTAATAATAAGTGGCCATGAGTAAGTGCAAATGCAGCGAAACTAGGATTCAACCCTAAAGGTTGTCCTCTAGTCCACTGAATTTGACCTATCTTGGGAAATTCCCAAGAGGCCTGTGACAATTCAGAGAATAAATCAATATCCTCTTTATTGCACATCAAACGTAGAAGGTGTTCTTGAGTAGATAACGGAAAATAATCCGTTGCTCCAGTCAAGTCGATGCTGTGAACCATCTTACCCTGGGCTAACCTTTCTTGAATAACAGGAAAGGCTTTTGATTGGTCATGAGTACAGTCCCATTCAGAACCTTTGTTAAAAGAATCTAACGAAGATTGAAGGGGTTTCAGAACACATTGAAAAATGCGTCCTGGATTGGATACATACCGAAGTTTGTATCCAGGTTCCTGTATCAGACTAATCTTGCCAGCAAGGAGTGAGCCATTTGAATGCAACTCAGTTGGATAACCATCTGAATGCAAAAAATGACCAAAACCGTTAAATAATCTTTCTTCGATATTTTTGAGAACATATCGATAGTGAGAATTATAATAACGATTTAGGTGAGCAATGCCCTCAGTAGTATCATATAAATATGATATACTATCGACAATGCCTTCCTTCTCTTTAACAGTTCTACCAGGAAGAGGTGCTCTTTTAGTTTTAGAAGAGCTAGGTATCATCATTTCCAAAGGAGATGGTTTACCTATATTACCAATTCTAGGTGATCCATTAAGGAGCCACCCCTTGTGAACAATCTGATTTGCTAAATCAGTTTGTTCAGGTGTCAAAGGAGTAGATTGTATTGCAGTTAACGCTTTATTTTTTTTGCTTATCGGTTAAACCGGAAGCATAAAATAAAGTATAACATTGCAATAGCTGGAGACATTTAGAAAAGTTTTTGTCAGATTTCAACATAAACCTTTCGATGTCCCCTAAGAAACCGGAAAAACAACCCGATTTCTTAGAACGACCAATCCAAACAGATACAGGTAGCAAGCCTGCTTTCTTTTGGATCAAGTCAAGCTTGATCGCTTTAAGACGATCAACAGTCCATTCCTCCCCAGAAAAGGTATACCACCTAACTACCGCAGAGCGGAAGGGAGATGATAATCTTTTCGGGATACCTAAGGCACTAGATCTCTGAGTGATAACCTGCTGAAGCGTAGTCCGTGAAACTTTACGGATTTCCATACAATGCTCCTTTTAAGGATGTATTGTGCTTCACAGCTGTCGCACAGACAATCTGGAGAGTAGTTAAAGCCCCACGTAAGGTTTTATCTTATAAGTTGATACCTCGATACCATATGGAGAAATTTCTAGGAAACAGACAACTTCTAACTGTGTCTTCACAAAATTTGGATGGAATAAAATCTCCACGCCAAGATTGTTGAGACATCTCACATTTATAGCATTCTTCCGCGCAACCAACAGTATATTTCTCTGTAGTTGTGTATTTGCCCTCATTTTCATTTAGAGAGGGATTGGCTTCTTTTCCCTTATTTTTATTCTCAAAGGGATTGGACGACCCTACCTCATCTTTCAGATTAGAGGAAACATTTTTCAATGTCTTCTTTTCAGAACGATGCGTACTCTTGCTATCAATGATCATGTCTAATTCTGATAGAATGATAATATCAGAATCAAGGTGATACAGTTTGGAACGTCTTTTCTTTCGATTTTCCTTCATATGTTCTCCTTTTCTCAACTATAAGATGATCCATGC